GCCATACCGTTTGACTGCCCGGCCAGGGCAACAACAAATTAATACTCCGGGTTGCTGGTGGTGCTGATAACTGCGCCTTCTCCATCCGACGGCTTCACCACCACAGGTGTGGTGACATCACCTTCCGCCGCAATGGCCTGCATCAGGGTATAAGGCGTGATGGCCACCGGACTGCCAAATGGCTGCCACCCCTCCTTCAGTTTTTGTGTCAGTCGCTCCGCAAGGTCTGACGGCGACGCCGCCCTGACCACGTCATAGTGTTTAAATGCCATGAATCCTCCCGGCCTGGATAATATTGTGAGTAAAATGAGGAGCGGGCTGAAGTCCGGAAGTTACAGGACAATGGCAGAAGATAGACAACAGCCCGCAATATGAAAAAGGCCGCGCTATTGCGCAGAGTGATTACTGTCGGATATTATTCACCAGCTGAAATATTACTTCACGTTTTGTTGTTTATTCCTTGCCGCCCGCGTCTCCCAGCGCGGGCTTTTTTTGTCCATAAGAAAGCCCCTCCGGAGAGGGGCTGGAGAGTGGCGCTATGTGCCATTGCATGGTGCCGGGTGCCTCCCGGTGAGTTCAGTATCAGCACCTGAACCCGCACAGAAAGGATAAGGGTCGGTGACAAAACACCAGTTGCTGATTGCCCCTCCGCACAGGGGGATTCACCATGCCAGTTTCTTTTAACAAACTCCCCGCAAACCAGACAACAGTCAACCGCCTGAATTGTGAGACATTTAAAAAAAAGCCCGCAAAAGCGAGCCAGGGAAAATAAGTGTGGCGCGTTCTACTGTATTCGAACCAGTGACCGATTGCTTAGAAGGCAATTGCTCTGTCCGGCTGAGCTAACAACGCAGGATACAGATAATGAACCGCCTTCGGGGACCCGAACTCCGCGCAACCAGCTTCGAAGGCTGGCGCTCTTTCCTGATGAGCTAATGGCGGTATGTGATGGTGGCCCTTGCTGGATTTGAACCAGCGACCTGGCGATTATGAGTCGCTCGCTCTCACCACTGAGCTAAAGGGCCGGGAGCAGAATAATAATGGTGCGTAATTAATTCTGCAATCTCATCCGTTTCAAACGATTAAATCCTGAACTTCCCTGACTGTCTGCTCAAAACGTCCGGTCTCCAGTTCAACGCCAATCGCACGACGCCCGAGCGCCAGTGCCGCTTTTACCGTTGAACCTGAGCCCATAAAAAAATCTGCAACCTGGTCTCCCGGACGACTGCTCGCGTTGATTATCTGCTGCAACATTTCTGCCGGTTTTTCGCACGGATGTTTCCCTGGATAGTACTGCACCGGTTTATACGTCCACACATCGGTGTACGGCACCTGCACCGTCACACCGAAATACCTCCGCAAATTTTTATATTCACTCTGCAGCTCCACATACTGCCGGCTCAGCTCACTGTATGTGCTGACCAGTTGGTAATGGGACTTTTCCAGTTCTCCCCGCTGATGTTTCTCTTCTGCCACCCGGGCAAACAGCGACTGTAATTTCAGATAATCGCTTTCGTTCGGTAGCTGCCACTGACTGGCACTGAACCAGTGCGACACCATGTTTTTCTTTCCTGTGGCATCTGCAATCTGTTTTGCCGTTATCCCCAGGGCAGCTCGCGCATCACGAAAGTAAGCAATCAGCGGGGCCATCACATGCTGTTTCAGTACCCTGCCCTTCGCCTCATAGCCATCATCTTTCGGGCGGTACGGCCCCTGATAATGTTCCGCGAACAGAATGCGCTCTGTGGCGGGGAAATACGCCCGCAGGCTTTCCTTGTTGCACCCGTTCCAGCGTCCGGACGGCTTTGCCCAGATAATATGGTTCAGCACACTGAAGCGTTCACGCATCATGATTTCGATATCAGATGCCAGGCGATGACCACAGAACAGGTAAAGACTTCCGGCAGGTTTCAGCACCCGCCAGAACTGCGCCAGACACTGGTCCAGCCACTTCAGGTAATCATCGTCGCCCTTCCACTGGTTATCCCAGCCCTCAGGCTTCACTTTAAAGTACGGCGGGTCCGTGACTATCAGGTCAACAGAATTTTCGGGTAACGACCGGATAAATTCCAGGCAGTCGGCGTTGATTAACTCACAACTGGATATTTTTACAGTATTAGCCATAGATCAATAAGCACTTCTCTGATAGGCTCATACCGCTTTTGCGCAAAGCAGATGGGCCTGAGGTTTGCTTGTGACCCCAACGCATGAGCAGATGGCTGGTGGGTGCCCCTAACACCCACCAGCCGCCCATTTACCACAAATAAAAAAGCCTTCACTGCGGAAGGCGTCTGTAACAACCGAACTGATAGTCTGCCAGACCCGCCATAACCAGCTGGGTCAGTATTAACTGGCAGCGTTCGCGTGAAAGGTAAGTATTCTGCGCAATCTCCCCGACTGTCGCCGGTTCGGTGACGCTTAATTCATTAAACACCACTCTGGCGGTTTCTGTCATATCCTGCTGTTTCAGCATGTCTTTTTCCCTTTTCCGGTTAACGTGACACACCAATAACTCTTGTCGAAAAAGCCAGCAAGCTGAAAGACAGGTATTCACCGCCACCAGCACGTTTACTGTACTGGACCGATTTCAGCCATAAAAAAACCCGCTCGCGGCGGGTTTAAGCTGTGTGGCGAAGTAACCACTCTTAACATACTGACATACTTTTTGCGGACCGCACTAATCATTTTTTACTTTTTTAGCAGCCAGTCGTCCATCTCCAGTCTTACCCCCAGCACAGACAAACATCCGTCAATAAACCCTTCGGCTATCTGCATCTCAATTCGTATTGCTTTTTCGCTTTTCTTTCTCGTCCTGGCTATCTGTCTTTTTGATATTCGCAACAAATAATGAGCAATGAGAAGCGAATACTCCTCAGGTTTTTTCTGCTTCAGACGAGCAAGACAGTTTTCAATGATAAGTCCGTCATCATCGCAGCAGGCCGGACGTGGTTTAGTGGCAGATGGTAAAAGTCCTTTGAATCCGGCAGCGATCGGAGAATAGTCCACCCCGGTGTTACCACTTGCAGCCCATGCCCCCCAGCGTTCAAGAACCATCTGAATATCACGCATCAACTTTCTCCACAAAATCAGGACAGCACACCAATCGCCAGCGCGCGATCGATAAAACGAAATATCAGCTCCAGTTGGGAGCCATACTTCTCTTCAAATGCCACGGTATCCGCATGCAGTTCGTCATGGTGTTTTCTGCACAAAGGCAACACAAAAAGGTCATGCGCTTTTGTTCCCATTCCACCCTGACCGTGACCTATCAGGTGGTGGGGATCATCAGCGGGCTTTCCACAACATGCACACGGCTGTGTCTTAACCCAGCGCGTGTACTTTTCATTAACCCAGCGGCGACGTTTTGGGCGTAACATAAAAGACTCCGGCGACTCCGGATCCACTTTCAGCGCCAGCACCTTTTTCGCCTTATCCTGGATGATGCTGGTGGCAGGAACCGAAGGCACAAGGTCACTTTCCCGGGTAACAGTCGGCACAACAGGCTTCGGTAATCTCAGTGCCTTACGGGCTGCACTTTCCGGTAAGGCATCCGCCAGATCATTACGAATCAGCCACCAGCACAGTTCCGGCATTGTCACAACGTGACTGTCATCAAAACCGAGATCCCGACGCACAACAGACAACACCCAGCGGGCACAGTTATCCGTTGCCATTGATTCCAGCCGTTCCATGAACTGATCGCGCAGCTGATTATCGCAGTGCCAGCACAGACGGATTGCACCCGGAGCGTGTCGCATTGTGGTCATGTTCTCGCTGTGCCAGTCGGAATGAGGCCACTGGCAGCCTTTTTCACGAAGTAACCAGCTTTCAAGACATTCCACGCCACCAGCACGACGGATCACTTCCTCATTGCGGAACACGGCCCGAACGTCAGGATCATCCGCCAGCGGTTGTGATGCCGCCGGAACGGCACCACTGGCGAAAGATGAATAACGCTCCGGCTCAGGCTCCAGCAGGACACGCCCCTGCATAAACAGGGGCATCAGCTCTGAACCTGGTCTGAACAATACGATCCCCATACGCGGGGCAATTTCAGGGGTCAGTAGTGCTCTCACGGTCACCTCAATGAACGGTATCGAGCAGCTTTAACAGCTCAGGGAATCGGGATTCGAAGAAATGCGGCTGCGTCTCGCGCGGATTTGCGGGACTGGTGATGTTCTTGCCGAACATGCAGCCTTTCGCTGTCAGCGACCAGAATTTTTTGATGTTGTTAATCGCGGTACGGCTGTATCGTTCGCGCTGCTCGACGATCCCCAGCTTCACCATCTGGTGATATGCCTGATTAGCCGTAAGGCGGATACCATACTGTTTCAGCAGTGCACTCAGCGACAGCGTGGGGCGACTTGAGCCATCAGGCGCGTCAGCAGGAGCATCAATGGCATAGCGCGGTGCCAGATTCGGTAAGCCAACAGCCTCCTGGAGTTTCTGACAGGCACCAAGCACTGAAGAGTTAAACAGGTTTAATTCCCGGCGCATAAAGTCCAGCAGAATCACACCAGCCTGCATCTTGTCAGCAGCCTGTCCGGATAATTTTTCCGGTGCGCTGGTTACCATGTCGAAAGTACGGATCACCTTCAGATGGAATGACGGGCTGATCCACATTGCATAGGCATACACCAGTTCCTTGCAGACATACGTTCCCCGTTCATTTCCCCCATGAATCATACTCACCGGGTCAACACCCAAATTCTGGGTGTTGGTCAATTCATGAACAAGCTCAACAGTTTGTTGGCTGGAAATAAACTTTCCCGGCTCCTTGGTTCTGGCATTTGCACCAGATGCTACTGCTGCGCGATGTAGATCGTTCAGGCTGTAACGCCCATAAGCATCACGACGAACTTCAATACCATCAATGACCATCAGATTATTCATACTTCGTTTCTCCTCTTGATCAGGCGGCTGCACCCGCCGTTTTCTCGTACTTACTGATAGTGATCTCGACCTTCCCTTTCGGGATAACCGGTCCCCACTCCACCAGCATTCTTTTCACCTGACTGTCGTCTTCCCACACACCCGCGTGGGTCAGGGCGTCAAACAGCGCCTTGTTATAGTTGTCCAGATCGCGGATCCGGTTATCCGGAGGAAACAACACGATCTCCACTGAAGCAGGTGCCGACGTTGGTTTCGGCAGACGACGTAACTGCTCAACTATTGCTGCGCACGCCGCGCTCTGGAATTTTCGCCCCGCCGCGCTTATCAGGCTCTAACCAGCAAACGCCCCTTTGTTGGGGTGTCGCCAGTACGTGTTCACGCTGGGCGGAAAAGGCAGTATTAGCTTCATGCCACCATCTCCCTGACCAGCTTTTCCGCCTGCTGGCGAACCTGCGCCAGAAATGCCTCACCACATGCCTCAAGTTCATCGCGCCCGATGTAGCTGATTGCCGGTCCCTTCCAGGTCTTGTCGAAAACAGCAATAGCACCAGCGAAGAAAGCACCTGTTGGCACCTGCTTTTCGTCTTTCGGGATAAACCAGGCAGGCAGTTCAAAACCAATACGCCCGCGAATAAAAGCAATATGATCTGCATCTTCCGGCCACCACACTTCGCTGGTGGCAGCTTTGATCAGGAAAACATAGCGCCCGCCTTTATCACGCATGGCACTGGCATGCTTCATGATGTAACGCATGCCGATGATGTATTGCCCCTCATGCTGACTGGCGCGGCTGTACGGGGGATTGCCAAAGGCAGCACCTTTAAGCTCCGCAAGACGTTCTGACCAGTCATGCGCCAGCGCGTTGTCTTCCGCCGTGTAATACGCGGCACATTTGGCGTTATCACCGTCAGTGAACAGATCCAGAACAAACGGACCAAACAGGGTGTTAATTCCCCAGAAAATGTTGTCCGGCGTGCGCCACTGATCGCCCACTTCCTTCAGTTCATGGGCTGGTTTGTTCCGCAGTTCCACCAGCGCCTGGCAATATTTATTACTCATTAAGCCCCCACGTAATTCCCTGACAGATACCACTCATCACCCGATACAGCGCGCTTACTGCTTTTCCGTAAACACTGCTCACGACGCGCCAGAAAATTGTTTCGTTCTGGCTGGGAGTGGCTTTCACGGAATGCCGCCATCCACACCGTTGCAGCACGACGGTATAAGCCCCTGGACTCCAGTTCTTCCGCCTGGCGGGTCAGGCACAAAATCTCCCGCGGGTCGTTAGTGCCGACATAGAAATTGCGCACAGGTCTGGTTTCACGAACTGGTTGCGGTTCCGCCTCCTGCGCTCTCTCAGTCAGGCGCGGGAAATGTCTGCGTGTATCCCCTTCACAACGGTGAGCCACACGACCACTCTGACGTAATTTGCTTGCTGACTGCAGAACGCACTGCCGTGAGTAACCTGTAAAAGCATCCGCAATGTCTCCGGAAGTACACCCCGGATGGGCTTCAATGAATTTCTGAACTTCATTCAAAAGACTCATAATCCCCCCCTGAATCCTGCCGGGATCTGGCTGTAGTCCACGTTGTCGTAACTGGCTTTGAAGTACGGGTCCTCGCGTCTGGCTGCAGATACCGCAGGAACTTCCCAGGATTCTTCGAAATGACGATCCGGACCAAAGAACGTGACAGCCTGTTTCACAAATTGTGTGCCGCTATTGCCCATCGCAGATACCCAGCCCGCGTAGCGTTTCACACCTTCCAGCATGGTTTCGGGGTTTACCCCCTCGTTCAAACGGGCTTTCCAGGCTTTGAAGGCTGCAGATCTTGAATTGCCACCAGCACGTTTGGGATATGCCAGCCATGCCTGCTCAAACTCCGGAGAGTATTCCGGTCGGTTTGAACGAACTCGCACGGACTCATCAACTGATGCACCAACAGCTATTGGTTCATTGACTGGTTCTTTGACTGGTTCAAAAGAGTGACTGGTTCTGGGTGAATCTCCTGCACTACCCCTTGGTGCAACTCCTGCACTACCTGGTGAATTTGCTGCACCAGATAGTGAATTATTTGCACTACCCCCTAGTGAATCTCCTGCACCATCAAGATGAAGGAGATAGATATTACTTGAGTTACCTTTTTCACCTTTCCGGGTGACTTTTTTTACCAGCCCGGACTCACAAAGGGCCGCAATATGATTCATCACAGAACGTTTGCTAATCTCGCACTGGTCAGCAATATGCTGGTAGCTGGGCCAGCACTCACCCTGATCGCTGGCATTATCAGCCAGCTTAATCAGAACCAGTTTTCGCAATGGATTACCCACTCGAATTTTCATCGCTTTAACCATCAGCTCCATACTCATGCAGCACCTCCGAGATGCTTCATGTTTTTTCCGGAGCGAAAGGCTATAAGCGGCATACTGATGCGGTAATTACGGCCCAGCGGTTCACAAATCACCTTCTGACATTCACGGTCAACCAGGCTAACACGTAGAACATGCCCTGCAGGCGTGGTGTACCACTGACCCGGACGAGGACAACGGAAAGTCTGATTGGTAAACCGTTTGAAAATATTCCGGATCATTTGCGCCCCCTTACCTCTGAAGGGTTCAGCGACAAATTTATGAGGCAGGCCAGTGCCGAAGCATCATTAATATAGTCATACAAGCTAACAGCCAGCGGAGATTCGGCTTTTGCCAACTGAAGTGGTCAACAAAAACTGGCCACCGAGTTAGAGTTTTTCCAGTATCGATTTTCCGA